GAAATGAATTGACAGGTAATGAAAAGGATTTAAAGGAACTCTATCTTGACTTATTTAAAAAAAGATAAATAGTTATGTCGGATACAAACTTTAAAGAAAAACAAAGAATTACACAATTCCAAAAAAACAAATTTGGAAGGCAGTATTATAAGGATCAAGTTGATATGTTAGATATCAGATCTTATAATAATACAAATTATGCTACTGAAGAAAATAATGTAAGTAGATACAAACAAAAGAAAGTAAACTATGATTTATTTAATAACATAGTTAGCCTTTCTGATTTTGAATATGTCTGTAAACCATACGGGGCAGAACAAGGAGAACTTCCTGCTAATTTAACTAACAGAGATATCGTATCAGGTAAAATTAAAGCTTTACTTGGTATGGAAGAAAAAAGACCATTTTCTTATAAAGTTGTTGCTACAAATGATGAAGCAACTACAAGAATAGAAAATGAAAAGTTTGAAAGAATAAAGCAGTTTGTTATTAAATCTATAATGGACCCAATACAAGCTCAAATTCAAATGCAGAAAATGCAACAGATGCAACAGCAAATGCAAGGTCAGGAAATACCACCTGAACAGCTACAGCAAATGCAGCAACAAGTACAACAGGAAATAGCACAGGAAACTGAAGCTATGACTCCACCTGAAGTACTTAATTATATGAAAAGAGTACATCAAGATCCTGCTGAAGCATTGGCAGAACAGCTTTTAAATTATTTAAAAAAGAAGTTAGACTTTAAAAGAAAGTTTAATAAAGGATTTAAACATGCTTGTATTGCAGGAGAAGAAATTTATCATATAGGTATAATAAATGGAGAACCAAACATGACTGTAGTTAATCCATTATATTTTGATTATGATAAATCACCTGATGTTGATTTTATTGAAGATGGTGAATGGGCAGTTTGTGAATATAGAATGACACCTTCTCAAATTATTACTATGTTTGGTAATGAATTGAAAAGTAATGAAATAGATGATTTGTATACTGCTTATGGAAAAGGCCCTTCTTCTTTTACTGAAGAGTTTTGGAGTTTTGATAATGATAGTGCTGATGGGACTGATGATACTATTAGAGTGGTACATGTAGTTTGGAAAGGACTTAGAAAAATAGGTTTCTTAGAATACACTGATATTGAAGGCAATCTTCAAGAACAAATTGTAGATGAAAGTTACAAGCTAGATAAAGAAGCAGGAGATTTATCTATTACCTGGAGATGGATTCCCGAAGTACACCAAGGATATAAAATAAAACTTTCCAATCCTATATATGTAGGACTTGGACCTGTAGAAGGGCAGTTTAAAGATATGGATAATATCTATGAATGTAAACTACCTTACTTTGGTTTAGCTTATGATAACTTAAACTCTGAAACTACTTCTATGGTAGATAGGATAAAAGCTTATCAGTATTACTATAATATTATTATGTATAGGATAGAGCTTTTAATGGCATCTGATAAAGGTAAGATTTTGATGATGAACATTAACTCTATTCCTAAGACAGCAGGTATAGATATTAAAAAGTGGCATTACTACGCAGAAGCTACTAAAGTTGCTTGGGTAAATCCTAATGAAGAAGGAAATAGAAATACAGATATTAGTCAAATAAATAGAGTATTAGATATGTCTTTAGCTTCTGATATTAATAACTACATTAACCTTGCAAGTTATATTGAAAGAAAAGCAGGTGAAGCTATTGGTATTCCTAAAGAAATGGAAGCACAAATCAATACACAACAATCTGTGGGGAATGTTAGACAAACTATAATGCAAGCATCTAACATATTAGAACCTTTGTTTGAAATGCATAATTATGTTAAAAGAAATGTTATAGAAAGATTATTGGAAGTTGCTAAAGAAGCCTATTCCGGCAGCAAGTCTAAAATGCTTAGATATGTATTAGATGATTTAAGTATAGGTATGCTTCAGTTAGATACTGAAATGCTTAGTAACTCAACTTATGGTATTACAGTTGCATCATCTTCTTTAGCACATGAAGCTAAAGAACTTGTTAAACAAATGGCTCATGCAGGTATACAAAATCAAATGATCAATATGTCTGATATTATTAAGATAGTTAAATCTGATGGTTTACAAGAAGCTGAAGATCATCTTAAGGTTGCTGAAGAAACCAAAAGAAAACAAATGGATGAGCAGCAAACTAAAATCAAACAGATTGAGCAACAAATGCAACAAGAACAAATACAAGCTAGACAGAAAGAAAAAGAGTTTGATAGAGAAACTCAAATCTTGCTTGCAGATAAAAAACATGCTGCTGATTTGCAAAGACAAACTATATTGTCTATGGGATTCTCTGAAGACAAAGATGTTGATAGAGATGGTAAGCCTGATATTTTAGAAGTTGCACAGCATGGACTTGATGCAGAAATAATGGTTAGAAAGCAAAACTTAGATGAACAAAAGTTTGCTCATCAGAAAAAAGTTGATGAACAAAAAATGAAAATAGCTAAGGAAAAAGACAAGAATAAAAAATAAAGCTATTTCTATTTTTGAAAAAAAAGTTAAGAATAAAACTGAAATATTTTAAATTTTTGAACTTAAATTTGTGTTTATGAAAGTAGATAATGAAAAACTAGAAGATTTCTCTTGGGATACTTGGGATGAAACTGCTTTAGAAGAAGCAGTTAAACCTAAAGAAGAACCAAAAGAAGAAGTAAAAGAACAACCAAAAGAAGAAACTAAAAAAGAAGTTTCTGAAGAAAAAGTTGAAGAAGATATAATAGGCAGTGAAGAAGATTTTGATAAAATTGAATTTGCTGAAGATCAAGAAGAAGAAATTGATTCTTATTCTGCTATTGTATCTCGTTTGAAAAAAGATGGTATATTTTCATCATTAGATGATTTTGATGAAAATATTTCTGATGATGATTTGCCTGATTTGCTTGATAAAGAAGTAGATGCTAGAGTAGAAGAAACCATGGAAGGCTTTTTTGAAGATCTTGATGAAGAAGCAGTAGCTTTTTTAAAGTTCAAAAGAAATGGTGGAAATACTGCAGATTTTATTTCAATGTTAAATGCTAGAGCACAAACTCCTGATGGAGATATTGATAATGATGATTATCAAGAAAAAATTGTAAAGCATGGAATGAAACTTGAAGGGTATGATGATGAAGACATTGAAGATAAAATTGAGTGGTTAAAAGAAACTAGTAAGTTGAAAAGACATGCTCAAAAATATCAAAGCAAGTTAGAGAAAGTTAATGAAATGCAACAGCAAAAGTTGATGGAGCAACAGCAACAACAACTTGAAGCTGCTAAAAAGCAAAGAGAAGAACTTTCAAATAACTTAAAAGAGTTATTGCAAGAGTCAGATACCATTGGTCAGTTTTCTTTTAACAAAAGAGATAAAAAAGAATTACATAGCTATATGACAAAAGCAAATGTCAAAGTTGGTAAAAATTCTTTTATGACTAAAATGCAACAGGATTTGCAAACAGCTTTTCAAGATCCTGAAAAGATTTTAGTTATGGCAAAATTGTTAAAAAATGATTTTGATATTTCTGATGTGATAAGAGATACAGAAACAAAAGTTACTAGAAAAACTAAAGATAAAATTGAAAGGAAGTCCACTAAAGTAAAGAGTAGTCAATCTTCTTCAGGAAGAAGAAAGAAGGCTCTTTTTGAATATTTTGATGATTAAATAACACAAAAAAAATGGCTAGAGTTAACAATAAGTTAGTTACAAAACAGATGCAGTGGCATGCTAACATGACAGAGCTTAACCACTTGGGAGCTTCATTACATGCTAGGCCTGCACAATTTGAAGGAAAAATGGCACAGCTATTTTCCTCTAAACAATATTTCTCAGACAATTCTTTAACTGCAAGTTTAATTGCTTCAGGAAGAGAAAGAGAAATTTCAAGCAATGAATGGGAGTGGGGTTTAAAAACTGCTACTACTAAACCATTGGTTGTATTAGAAAATACTTATCCAGGTGATGGAGCTACTCCAGGAGCAGGTAGAACAAATTTTAAAATTAAATTGTCTGAAAATTGGTTTGTAGCAGGTGATGTTATTCATCCTGGTACTGCTAATAAAAAGTTTCAATGTAGAATCCAAGAGCAGCCTGTAAGACAAGGTAATGGTTGGGTTTATACTGTTAGACTTATGGATGACAATGTAAATGCTTCTTTGCCTGTTCAATACCTAAAACCAGGTACTCAATGGGCAAAACTATTCTCAATGTATGAAGAAGCTTCTGAGCAATCAGGTAGTACGCAGTACTCTCTTCCTATTACTTTGAAGAATAGACTTTCTAGATTCAGAAAAAAATATAGAGTTACAGGTGATGCTTCAGCAGAAGTATTGGCAGTAGCTATTCCTGATTCTAAAGGTAACATGCACAAATCTTGGATCAAGTATGCTGAGGTAGAATACTGGCAGCAATGGTACAGAGAGATGGAAAGAGGATATTGGTATTCTCGTAGTACAGATACTGTATTGGGTGCTAATGGTAGACCTTTGTATAATGGTCCTGGACTACAAGAGCAACTAGAGGATTCTCACAGAGAAACTTATTCTCACTTGACTGCTGAGTTAATTGAAGAATATCTAATGGATATTTTCTACTCAAGAGTTAAGCCAGGTTCTCAAAGACATATTAAAGCCTTTACAGGTGAGTATGGTATGTTGTTGTTCCACAGAGCAATTCAAGATTGGAGTCAAAGATCAGGTTTTGTTAAAATTGTAGAAGACTTCTCAATTAACAAAACTAAATCTGAGTACCATGAAAATGCTTGGTCTGCAGGTTATCAGTTTACTAAATATATGATGGCTAATGGTTCTTCTCTAGAACTTATTCACTTGCCATTGTATGATGATAGAGAAATCAACTTTGAAATTGATCCTCTTACAGGTTATCCAACTGAATCAATGAGATTTACATTCCTTGATTTCTCAGGTGAAGGTAAAGATTCTAACATTGTAAAAGTTAAGAAGAAAGATGGTATGTCACTTATCTATGTAGGTGGTATGGTATCTCCTTTTGGTCCTGTAACAAATAATAGCCTTGCTTCACATGCAGGTGACTATTATGAAATGCACGTTAAAGATCAGTGTGGTATTCACATTGAAGATGTATCTAGATGTGGAGAATTGATTTTGAAAAGAAATTAATTTCATAAGTAGTTTTGGCAGGAGAGTCTTGTACTCTCCTGTTTTTTAAAATTTTTAAGAAAATGGAAAAAGGTAAAAAAGCATTAGTAGAAATTAGACCTGTAGAGGTCTCAAAATGGCATGGTAAAGATGGGAAAGAAAGTTTCTCACAGCCTGTTACAATTAGAGTTCTATATGACCATGCAAGTGGAGCTTATGCAACAGGATTGACAAAAGAACAAGAAGAAGAATATAGTAGTAGATTAGGTGTAGATTTATCTAAAGTATTTAATCCACAAAAGCCACACCCTTATTGGGATTCAAGTGCAGCTAAGATTAAATTACCTAATTATCCTATATTTTTAGATCCTACAGTTCCTTTAGAATTTGTAAGGATTCAAAATTTGAAAGCTAGTAATTTGGTTGCTAATTCTATTAAGGATTATAATTCTAATAAATTTCCTGAAGCTACTCATGTAATATTTGATGAGAATGAAGAAATAGAAATTAAAGCAACACAAATTCAAATAAAGAAAAAGTGTTATCAGTTGGTCAATGACTTGTCTACAGATAGACTTACAGATATATTAACAATTATGTCTGATAAACCTATTAAAGGTAGAAGTAGAGATTTTATTGATGTACAACTAGAAGAAGTTATTGAATATAGTGCGAGTGAATTTTTGAAATATGCTAAGATGGATGCTCAAGAAACTTATATTAGAGCATCACTACTTGAAGCAGTTCATAAAAACATTCTAACTAAAGAAGGAATTGGAATTTATTATATGGGAGATAAGATTGCTAACTCTTACGAAGACGCTATTGAGTATTTCTTAGATCCTCAAAACCAAACATTAAAAGTATCTATACTTGAAAAACTGACTGTTAGTTAATGAGTATTAAAAAAATGCATTATGATGTTAAGGTAAAACTTAACAAAGTTGATTCTCAACAATATAGGAATCTGCTAATACCTGAAATAGATTGGGCATTAAATGAAGCTCAATATATTTTCATAAAAAATATTGCACAACCTAAGAGAATACAAAGAGTGCTTGATACAGGTTTTGAGAAAAATCAAAGAACAATAGATGATATTAGAAGTCTTGTAAAAGATAATGTTATGTCACCTGCAATTAAACTAGATGATTATACTTATACTAGTGAGTTGCCCGATGATTATATGCATTTAGTATCTTGTAAAGCAAAACTAACAAAAGGTGGGTGTTATGATATACCTGTTGATTGTGTTTTAAGACAACATGATGATAGTTTTGAAAGTTCTCCTTTTGACAAATCTTCATTTGAATGGAGAGAAGTTAATATAAGATTCTATGATGATGGGATAAAGACGTTTTCTGATGGAACTTTTAGTGTAAATTCTTTGCACTTAGATTACATAAGAAAACCTTTATATATGCATAATGCCGAAGATTTTGGCTCTACTAGCCAATATGTACTACCTGATGGAGTTACCTTAACAGGTTATCAAGACTGTGAACTTCCTTTTCAAACTCACTCAGAAATAGTAGATATTGCAGTATTAGTCTTAACTGGGCAAATGCAGTACAATGATTATAATATTAAAAAAGACAAATTAAATTTGACTAATTAAATTTTTTAAAAGATGGCTAAAAATAATGATGTTTTTTCAATTATACCTCTTCAAGCTACTACTCGTATTGCTTCTGCAGGAATTTCTGTAGGAAGTCTTGGTGCTGATGAAGTAGGTGTTTTTGATTATGAAACAGGACTATCCTTGGATGTTGCTACAGCTCCAGGAACTAGAAAGTTTTTTATTGCTATGTCTGTTGATACAAATGGAGATAGTGTAAAAGATGAAATTATCATGTCTGCAGGAACACATGTTCAAACTAAAAATGTAGAAAGTTTGAATGTTCAATGCTCTGTTGCAGAAGCTCCTCAAATTGTTGATGTTATCAATTTTACTGCAAGTTGTGATACACAATATGCTCTTAAAGTTGAACTTAACAATGATGAGAAATACATGAACTATGGATTTAATCAGCTAACTAAAACATTTGTTGTTAAAACAAGTTGTTGTGATGGTTGTGAAACTTGTCCTACTGGTGATTGTGTTGAACTTGTAAGTTTGATGATTGCAGAAATTAACAACGATGATGACAATCTAATTTTGGCAAGCGCTGTTGCTAATATTGGAGAAATTACAGTTACAGGGGGTGCTAGTGTAGCAGGAAATATCCAAGTTAACATTGGAACTGATACTGTTACAGTTGCTCTTGCAGGAACAGAAACTCCTGAAGAAGTTGCTGCTAAAGTAGCTGCTGCTGTTGATGCACTTGCTGCTTATGTTGCAAATGCTGATGGTGCTACTGTTTACATTGCAACTACTAGTGGTGCTGTACTTGCTGCACCTCTTGGAGTAGAAATTGATGATGTAGATGGTACTGGAGTAACACACACAGCAGTTGATGTAACAACACAAGAAATTGAAGACCTTACTGCATTTGGTACTTTAGTTGCAGGTGCTTGTCCTAATATTAGATTGACAAGTGTTCCTTCTGCTATTAAACAATATTGTGACATTAACACACAATACTACAAACAAAGAATGCCTATTATGACTGTATCTTTTGCTCAGTCAAATAGTACTTCTCTAGGTTTTGATTGTAATGGAACAATTGTTACAGTACAAGATGCTACATTTGCTGAAGGACTTGGTTATGACCTTGCTCAGATTGAATATCAAATGGGTGGGTTTATTGGAAAACCAGGTGTTTACAGAACAGGTGACATGCTAGGTGTTGCATTTAGTGGATTTTTAAGTCTTGTTAATAAAACTGGTGTTTATCAGAAAATTGATTTGACTTATGATCTAGAGTCTAACTCAGGATGGTTGGATTATAAAAATAATCTTAACACTTCTATTGTTGCTACTTGCGATGATCCAGGACTTTCTGCAATAAATACAATTGCAGGTATTCTAAGTGCTATCTTAGAAGACTTTCCTGCAATTGATGTTGAACCTTGCTGTATACCTTAATACACAAATTATAAAATTATAAGGCTTTGTCTTTTATCAAGGCAAAGCCTTTTTTTAAATTAAATTTAATGGCACTTACTCTATCTAAAAATACAGACTGTTCTTTATTATTAGTAAATTCAGATTTATTAGATACAGCATTTAGCACTCCTGATCCATATACAAAAATTACAGTTACTATTATTAGTAATTGTTGTGATTGTGATGGATATTCTTTTGAAATAACAAGAGATGCTCCTGCTGAATTTCCCACATCTGAAACTGATGTTTATAATTGGACAGGAAGTCAATTAGAAGTAAATCCAAAAGTAGTAAGTGAAGCCAATACTAAATGGGCAGATGGTGTATACAAAGTAATTGTAACACTTTCTGATGATGAAGAAAATGCAAATTCTGAAAGTAACTGTTTCTTTTTAGATTGTGAAACTTCATGCAAAGTTGCAAAACATATTAAAGCTTTATTAAAAACTGAAACAGATACCGAAGTACACTTGCTACATTTTGGTTTAGTAAATGGTGGAAACTGTAACTGCAATTGTGATGAACTATGTTATCTTTATAGAAAACTATACAACATTCTCAATAATACAGAAGCTTGTTTGTGTTGCAAATAAATAAATATGTCTGATTTAAACTTTAAAAATACAGATAATTGTTTAGATGTTGGAATTGATACTCCAACAACTAATTTAGAATATGTAGATTATATATTACAAAACAAGGTAAAAGATTTTACTCCTGTTAAAAAATATACAATTACATACGCTTTAGGTTGTATAGATGAAAATTCTAAAACAATAGATATTCCACCAAATTATCAATTTAGTTTTGAGTTTGTAGATTGCAGAGTTGGAGGTTTTGGAACAGCAGGCAGTATATATACACTTAGAATTACAGGGATACATTCTTCTTTAATTCAGTCTATACAACAATGTGTATCAGGATTTACTGCTTGTACTACACTTTCTTTTGCAACTAGTAATTTTTATACTGATGTAGACTTATTACCTTTTGTAATAGGTGGGCCTACTGTAGAGTTAAGAATAACTACAACAGCAGGTTTTGTTTATGATATTACTTTTGATATTATAAATCAAACTACAGATACAAGTTGTGATGGTGAAATAGATGATACAAGTATTAATGTTGCTTATACATTACCTGTAGAAATACAACAACCTTTATATGGTGCTACTTATGCTACAACAGGGATTGTTACAGAAGCAATAGATAATATATTTGAAATAGTAGCTGATAACTTAGGAACAATTGGTAATGGAGTTACTATAACAGGAAATGATGTAGATACTATTGCACAATTAATATTAGATTATAATACAGCAAATCCTGGAAATACTATTACTTTAGATTATATAGAAATACCAGGTTTACCTTATGTACCAACATCTTTAACAACATTTACTTTAGATTTTGGTGTAAATGCTACAATACCTGATAATTTACAGATTAGTGTAAATACATTATTTAATTTGAATATTTTATTACCTAATAGTTATGAAATAAAAATATGTGAGGTAAACTATTCAGATGTAGAATTTTGTATTAGTAATTCTATGTTTATAGATTGTTATACAGAAGAATGTGTTGATACTGATTTATGTGATAGTACAGAAGATGTTTGTAATCTTACAAATCAAATAATGAAACAACATCAAAGTTTAATATTTGGATTAAACTGTTGTGGAGAATATAAAGACAAAATATTAAAACACTACATTAGGTTAGTTTGTCCTGATGAAATAACATGTTTATATTAATAAATTAAAATAAAATGAACGATAGATTTTTAAAAAATAAACTAAACTGCATTGAAAGTAAGTTGTGTGCAACTACAGGAAGCAATTTAGAAAAATTGCAAACACAAGCTAATGATTTAGTAAAAACATTTACTTATTTAGATGAGGGTGATCCTGTAAATAGAAGAGTTGCTAGTATTAAATATACAAGTGCTTCTCTTGGTATGAGTATTACAGAAACATTTACTTATGGTGGAAGTGCAGGTGATTATTATATAACCCAAATAAACTTAGCATAAAATGGGAATTTTACAAGATATTTTAAATTTGTTTTCAGGTAAACAATTTACCACACCTGAAGATGAAGATTTAATTGTAGTTGGTAAAAATAAAAGTTCTATTAATACAAGCTTAGTTAAAGTTAAAGATTTAAAAGCTTTAGTTGGTAGTGGAGGTAGTAGAGGTAGTGGAAGTAGTGGTTCAGATGCTTGGAGTTTTGCAACAGCTATAACAGATTTTCAACCTATTGAGGGATTTAGTTATATTGGAAATTTACCCGAAAATACTGCTGTTTATAAACCTTTTAGAATAGAGGGTACAGTTACCTTAAAAAATATGGGGTTTTTAATACAAACTTTATCAACTAATCTAAATATGAGATTATACGGAGCAGTTTACAAATATGATATAGCAACAGATACATTGAACTTACAAGATTATACAGGAGAGATGATTGTAGATACAACATCTGGAGTGACTGGTTGGAATTATGTAGCATTTAATGGTGGTTACTTGACACTTGATCCTGGTGTTTATTTTAGTAGAGTAATAGCACCAAGTAGTGTTGGGCAACCTGTACGAATACAAACTAATTTTGCTCGTAATAGAATGATGGGTATTGTAGGAACAGGAACAAGTACAAATGCTTGGTATATGTTTCAACAATCCACAAGTTATGACTTTGGAGCAACGCCATCATCAATTTCTGTTAGTAGCTTAACAAAGACAGTAAGTGCTCCAACTGTAACAGGTAAACCATTTTATACAATTATACAACCATAAAAAATGAATTATTATACAATATCTAAAGACCTTTGGTCATGTATTAAAAAATTTGAAAACCTTGATGCAGCACAAGCATTTGCTGATTCATTAGGTGAAGGATACACAGCAGAATACTATGCACCTTATACTCCAATGACAATACAAGAAAGGCTTAGTATGGACATGAGTTTTGGACAGCAGCTTGTTTATACCTTTGTTGAAGACAACAGAATCATGGGTACAACACAAGAACAAAATGATGCTATACTTGTCAAGTTTAGAGACATTCTTGCCTTTGCTCAAACTGGTGCTATTGAATCAATCAATGTGCATCTTCCAAACATACCAATAGATGAAGTCTTTACACAAGAAAGGAAAGACAAATACATCCAAATGGTAACTGATTACTTAGCACAATTTAACTAATATGGCACAAAAATATAATCCTTTATTACAATCAGGTTTTCAAGAAGTCAGCACTGGTGGCGGTGGAGGTGGTTCATTGACTAATAGTATAATACCAAAAGGTCAATATTTAATGTTGAATCCTTTTAGGAATGGTAGTGTAAGTAAATCAACAGGATTTACTTTTGGTATTAATGCTTTAGATTTTGGTAATATGCAACAAGGATTTCAAATTTATCAAGACACAGATATACAATATATAGAGTATGAATGGCTTACTACAAGTGCAACTGAGAGAGCATTTGCAGGTCTTTATAAATATGACTTTACTACAGATACATTCACTTTAGTTGCAGATTGGACAATCCCTGCATTGGTTGCTGGTGCTACACCAACACAAGTATCTTTACCATCACCTGTGACTTTATCAGCAGGTACTTATTACTTTGGTATGTGTTGTTTTGACCAAACAGCACAAGCATTCAAAACAACAGTAAGTAGTTATAGACCATTAACAAAAATTCCTGGTGTTTCTATGGCTCTAATAAATTCATCACCATCAAGGGTTTATCATAATTTGTCAACACCAAGTACATTACCAACAACTATAGCCGGTTCTGCAATGAATTATGTTTATGATAGCACTGTATTTATTATGCCTTTACCTAAATTCCAATAAAATGGATTATTATAAAATATCAAAAGACCTTTGGTCTTTAGCACAATTTAATTGATGAATATTTATAATAAACAAATAGTAAATCCTATTCTAAAGCACGGTATACAAAATGTATACAAAGAAAAGGATATTGTAAATGTATACGCAGCATCAGATTTACCTAGTGTATTAGTTGCTAATACTACCTATATTGTAAATGGCTCAGTATCTACATCTACTCCTATTACATCAGTAGGAGATAATGCATCTATAGTAGGTAAAAAAGGTAGAGATAGTGATATATTGACCTATACAGGTACAGGATCATTTATAACTTTTGTAGATGTTAATTTTACTTTGAGAAATGTAACTCTAAAATCTACTAATGCTACATCCTTATTATTAGATGGTACTAACTACACAGGAGGATCATATAATGAGGGCAGAAATAAGATCTTATCTATCTTTACCTGCCAATTCAGAAACTGCTATGATGTGATGACTATCAACGGCTTTGATTTAGTGGATATTAACAATAGTTTATTTTTCTATGTACAGGCTAATAATCATGGCTGTCAGTTCCAGAGTGTATCAAAATTAGAGTTTAGCTCCTGTGAGCTTATCAGATGGTTTGATGAGACATCACTACCTACTCCATCAGGCTATGCTACTATACCAATGATTAAATTAGTAGCAAATGGAGCTCAAGTTGGATTTGGAGCTGTTAATATCTCAGGATGTATTATACATCCACAGCAGACTCAAGATGGAATACATATAGATAATGCCTCTACTACAGGATATGGTACTATAGCTGCTAATACTTTTGTAGATGTGGGATTGACTACAGGAGTTACTGCTAATTTAGACTATGATATACAGAATAGCTACATAGTACAAGCTAACCAAAAGGTAGAAAATGGTAACTCAAAAGGTACTATGGTAATGTTAGATAATTTAATAGAATTAAACAATTCAGGGGCAGCAGGACCACTATATAGTGTTGTATTAAATGATGCTAATTTTGTAGGTGGTGCAGGGCCTACTAATCCAATTACATTTCCTGTATCAAGGAGAGTAATAACAAGCTCATCTAATGCATCCTTTGAATATGATTCTAAAATTACAGGAAACTTTTATGTATCTCTAAATGCTAGTGTTGGTGTAAACTCTAATGGTAATTATACTATTACTGTGCAATTTAGACAAAATGGTATACCAATACCTATTATTGCAAAAGCTCTAGTTAGAAATACTGGAGGTACTTATTTACAACAACCTATATCATTAGCTTTACAAGGAACAGCATCACAAGGAGATGTTTTTGATGTATTGGTATCTTGTGATACTGCAAATGATGTGTTAGTTGGAGAATTAATTGTAAACGGATTTCAATTTTAAAATAAACCTAAATTTAAATATATATAATGGACCAATTATTACTAAAACTGTTAGAACAGACACCAGTAATCATTGTTTTGGGAGTTGGCATTTATGCTATTTGGAAAGAAAAAAAAGAAGAAAAAAAAGATATGCAGAATGAAAGACAATCACATCAACAACAAATTACTGAATTAACTCTTAAACATTCTGATGAAATTAAGGAATTAAATTCCTATATTAAAGAAAGAGATCTTGAAACTCTAAAGGCTTTAGAGGAAACAACAATAGCTTTCCAAAGCATAAAACAAATGCTTGAGGATAAGCTAAGATTATTAGATTAAATTTTTAAATCATGACACAAAAAGAAAAAAAACAATACTTTGAAAAGTTAGAAGATTTTCTTGAAAAGCAAAAAAAAAGAATAGAAAAGCTTAAAGAAAAATGTGACAAAGATTGTACAGAACATTATCACAGCAGTATTTTAAAACTTAAGTATGGCAAAGAAAAAAGTAAAGGGATTTAAAAATGTAGCCAAAAGCATAGCTAAAAAACAAGGTATTAGTAATAAAGCTGCTTCTGCAATTTTAGCATCTAGTACTAGAAAAGCTAGTCCTGCTGCAAAAAGAAAAAATCCTAAATTGAAAAAAGTAAAAGGTAAGTAATGGCAAAGAAATATAAAAGTCCAGCATGGCAAAGAAAAGCAGGTAAAAATCCTAAAGGTGGCTTGAATGCTAAAGGTAGAGCATCTGCTAAAAAAGAAGGTTCTAATTTAAAAGCACCTGTTAAGTCAGGAGATAATCCTAGAAGAGCAAGTTTTCTTGCAAGAATGGGAAATATGCCTGGACCTGAAAGAGATAAAAATGGTAAGCCAACAAGACTTTTACTTTCTTTAAAAGCATGGGGAGCAAGTAGTAAAGCAGATGCTAAGAAAAAAGCAAAAGCAATATCTGCAAGAAATAAAAATAAAAAGAAGTAGTTATGGCAAAGAAAGGTTTATATGCAAATGTGCATGCTAAAAGAAAAAGAATAAAAGCAGGTAGTGGAGAAAAAATGAGAACTCCTGGTAGCAAAGGTGCTCCTACAAATAATGCTTGGAAAAAAGCTGCTAAGACAGCAAAGAAAAAAAGAAAATAAATTGTAACTTTGCTATATGAAAAAAAGAATAAAAGAAAAGGCAAAGCAACAATTTAAGAAACTAGAGTTTAAAGAAGAAACTCATACTTATACTGTTAAAGAAGAAATACTGCCTTCTACTTCGTATAAAATAAAAGAGTTTTATAAAGAGTTTGATAAAGAAAATATTTCTTTAGCTGTTGCCAAAAAAAATAAAGTTACACAACAAGAAATACTTGATCAATGGGATAGTATAAATC